TATCTTGGTGTACTCAGGTGCTCAGGATGTCTTATCCGCAGGTGTGTTCAAGCTCTCAGACGCTATCACAGGTATTGGTTGCATCGCTCGTGACACCATCCAGAATACTGGCTCAGATGTGATCTTTCTGTCTGATACAGGTGTTCGCAGTGTCTTAAGAACCATCCAAGAGAAGTCTGCTCCATTCCGTGACCTGTCTAAGAATGTACGTAATGACCTGATGAGTGCTGTTGCTGGTGAGGTAGCTTCTTCAATCAAGTCTGTATACAGTCCTTTCGATTCATTCTACCTGTTGACCTTGCCCTCGTTAAAGGTTGTATACTGCTTCGACATGAAGACAGTACTCCAAGATGGTTCTAGCAGGGTGACGATGTGGGATAGCGTTGAGCCTAAGAGCTTTTGCTACACCCGTGACAAGAGCATTCTGATCGGTAAAGCAGGCTATATCGGTAAGTATACTGGCTATCTGGACAATGAATCTAGCTATCGTTTCCAGTACTTCACTAACCACACTGACTTAGGCCAGCCTTCAGTGACCTCTGTCTTGAAGAAACTCTCAGTAGTTGTCATCGGGGGCAACAACCAGTATGTGACAATGAAGTGGGGATATGACTTCACAGGTAATTATTTTGCTCAAAACGTAAATATTCCTGCTCAGGGGGTTGCATATTTCGGTGAAAACGAGTATAATACAGCTACTGCTATTTACTCAGGTGGCACATCATTACAGACTTTAGTTGCTTATCCTACTGGATCAGGTAAAGTCATTCAAACTGGGTACGAAGCAGACATCTACAGTTCTGCGTTAAGTATTCAGAAGATCGAGATTCAAGCTAAGAACGGAAAGATTGTATAATGTCCGAATACGTAAAATCAACTAACTTCACCAGTAAAGACTCTCTTGCTGTTGGTAATCCTTTAAAGATTATCAAAGGCGCTGAGTTCGATACTGAGTTCAACAACATCGCTACAGCAGTGGCTACTAAGGCTGACTTAGCTGGCCCTGCTTTGACAGGTGTTCCTACGGCTCCTACAGCGGCTGCCGGTACAAGCACTCCTCAGTTAGCTACCACTGCTTTTGTGCAGGCTGCTATGCAGGCTGTGTACCCTGTAGGTTCTATCTACATCAATGCAGGCTCTACTTCTAATCCTAATACTTTGTTAGGTTTTGGTACTTGGGTTGCTTTCGGTGCAGGTCGTGTGATGGTTGGCTTGAACGGTGGAGATGCACTGTTTGATTCCTTGGAAGAGACTGGTGGTAGTAAAGATGCTGTCGTTGTGGCTCACTCCCACACAGCTTCTTCTGCCAGCGCCGGTGAACACACTCACACTCTGAATATTCACGAATCGTTACGCTCGTCTGATTGCTGCTCTTACAGCTTCCCTCAGCCGAACGGAAGTGCTAACTCAGCACAGCAGAGTTCTATTTCCACAGCAGGTGCACACACCCACGGCATTACAGTGGACTCCACTGGTTCTTCCGGTACTAATGCTAACTTGCAGCCGTATATTACTGTTGCGATGTGGAAACGTACAGCATGATACCTTCTTTTCAAACTGCTCCTGAGGAAGTAGTTCAAGAACGTCAGTCAATTTGCGGTAACTGTGAGAACAATAAAGTGGGTGTATGTAGCGTCTGCTTTTGCGTTATCCAGTTGAAAACTCAGAGAGCTGGTCAGCATTGTCCTCAAGGTAAGTGGGACTCAGTTTTAGCTAACACTAAGGAATAAATAACATGGCATTAGAAGATGGATTAGGCTCCGCAGCCTCTGGCGCTGCTACAGGCTTTCAAGTTGGTGGGCCTGTCGGTGCTGCTATCGGAGGTGGTTTAGGTTTGCTAGGTGGTGTCTTAGGTGGTAGCTCTGCACGTAAAGCTGCTGCTGCCAAAGCTGCTGCTTTGAAGGCTGCTGGTGAAGCTGCTGCTAAAGATGTACGTTTCCGTCCTGTGGGAACTACCACTGCATTCGGTACGACAAACTATCAGTATGATCCTACCACCGGTCAGATGATCTCTGGTGGTTACGAGTTAAGTCCTGAGCTGGCAGCCATCCAAGGTGGCTTGCTCGGTCAGGCTGGTGGTATGGGCATGGACTTTACAGGCCAAGGCTTGCAAGGTGCTCAGAGTCTGTTCAACCTTGGTCAGCAATATCTGGCTGAGTCTCCTGAGCAAGCGGCTCAGAAATACATGACTCAACAACAAGCCTTGTTACAACCCGGTCGTGAACGTGCTGCTGCTGGTTTGACTCAGAACTTGTTCAATACTGGCCGTGGTGGTGTTGCTGTCTCTCAAGGCGGTATGATGAGCGCTACTAATCCTGAACAACAAGCTTTGTTGAACGCTCAAGCAATGCAAGACCTCCAGTTGGCTGCTCAGGCACAACAACAAGGGATGGCTCAGACTAAGTTTGGTGCTGACTTGTTCGGCTTAGGTTCTAATGCCGCTACCGCTGGCTACAGTCCTCTGAAGTCTGCTCTGGGTGGTGCTCTGTCTGTTGAGCAGATGGGTCAGATGCCTTTCGATACTTCGATGGCCTTGTCTGGTAAGCAACAAGCTGCTAATCAGTTGGCTGCTGACTATATGTTCCAAGGTGCTGGCGGCGCTGCTCGTGCGATGGAATCTGCCAATGCTTACAATCCTTTTGCGACTGCCTTGACAGGTTTGTCTAAGAACACAGGGTTGATGAATAGCATTGGTAAATGGCTTACACCAACACCTCAAGTAGACACAGCTACTGTAGGTTATACTGGCCCTGATCGTGGCCTCTGGTTCTAATAAGGAGTAATTATGGCTGAAATCGTAGGTGGTTTATTCGGAGTTACCCCTGAATCGTTACAAGCACAGCGTGATGCTGCCGTTGAAGCTCAGGCATTGCAGTATGCTCGTCTCGACCCTTTCCAACAGGCTCAGATGAGTATCTACTCCGGTGCTAACAAACTCGGTGGTGGTATTGCTGGTTTGTTGGGTGCTCAAGACCCTGAGATGATGCGTATCCAGCAACGTCAGAGTATGTTGCAGAATCTCGATCTGAGCAGTCCTGAGTCGTTGAAGCAAGGTATCCAGACTGCTATGCAGAACAAGGATTACCAACTGGTCAGTGAGCTGACTAATCGTTATCAGGCTTCTGCTAAAGCTGCTCTTGAAGGGCGTAAGACAGAAGCTGAGATTGCTGCTAAGTTGAGTGAGAAGCTTACTCCTGAGATGAAGAATGCTCAAAGTGCTGCTGACATGAGCGGAGCTGCTAGGGGTTCTGAAGAATGGAATAAAACTTTCAATGCTAAGTTCAATGAGCTGTTAGCTAAGAATCCTTCCATTGATAACATCGGTGTGGCTGTGGGTTCTCAAATGCCTGTGTATTTTGATAAGAATACCAATCAGCAATTTACAATTAAGGACGGTAAGCGAGTTGCTTATAATGGTGGTGTTGATCGGACTACTGCTAAAGTCACGGCTACTGCTACGACTAAAGCAGAAGATGCTTACTCTACTGAATTAGGACAAGGACTAGGCAAAGAAGATTTGGCTTTGCGTTCTGCTGCTAAGTCAGTTCCTGAGTCGTTGCGTGGAGTAAGTGTTACACGAGACTTGTTAGATAGCGGTAAGGTATTGACTGGTACAGGGGCTAATGTTAAGCTTAACGTATTGGCTCTTGGACAATCTCTTGGTGTTACAGGGAAAAACGCTGACGAAGTTGTTGCTAACACTCAACAGTTGCAGCAACAAAGATCAAAAGCAGTGTTGAATCAGATTAAACAGAGCGGATTGGGTACGGGCCAAGGCTTTACTGATAAGGATTTGGCCTTCTTGCAAGACGCAGCTGCTGGTCGTATCACTCTTTCTCCTGAAACACTTAAGCGACAGCTTGATGTTGAAGAGAGAGTGTTTAAAGCAACAGCTTCTGAGTGGAATGATCGTGTTACAAAAATCAATCCTAAACTTGTAAATGCTATGGGGCTGAATCCTGTTACAGTTCCTACTCCTGCTAAGCCCACGGTTATTAAATTAGACTAAGGAAAAACTATGCCTGTATACGAATATAAAGGACAACAATATGAGCTTCCTGATGGGTTGTCTAATGAGCAGGCACTTGCCAAGATTCAGACCTATTTAGGAGGGGCTAACCCAGCTCAGGAGCCTTCTCCTGTAGAGTCTCCTTCTATTGGGGCTGAACTGGGAAGACAACTCGGATTAGCTGCTCGTGCAGGAATTTCTGGTTTATCCGCTGTCCCTAATGCCACTGCTGACTTTTTATCAGGAGCTGCTAATCTTGGATTGATGGCTGTGGGCTCAGATAGACGTGTTCCTTATTTATCCCAAGCTCAGCAACAAGCCTTAGAGCAAACATTTCCTGAACCTCGTCCGGGGCTAGAGCAAAATGTTCAAACCGCTTCTGAGGCCGTTGCTGGTTTGATGTCTCCGGGGATGAAAGTTCCAATGGCTCAACAGGCTGAAGGAGCTGTGGGTTCTACAGTTGCGCGTCGAGCATTGTCAGAAGCTGCTGGAGTTGCGGCAGGTGCTGTTGCCGGTGAACAAGCAGCTAAAGCAGCAACTGAGTTTACAGGTAGCCCTTGGGCAGGCCTTGCAGCAGGATTGGCTACAGGTACTATTGTTGGTAGTGGCACAGGTAAGACAGCTTTTACACTATCCGGCCCTCGTGCAGAACCTGTGACTATTGATCAGATTCGCCGTAAAGCCTCTCAAGGTTATCAAGTGATGGATGATGCAAAAGTAGCCTTAAGAACAGATAGTATTAAAAATAATTTAGTTCCCTCTATTCAAAAAACATTATCTAAAGAAAACTATGATCCTGAAATTTTAACTGCTCATAAACCTATCCAAGAAAATTTAAAATTATTGGATAAAATTGTTTCTGATCCTTTTGTTGATTTTGGACGGCTTGAGAAAATTAGAAGCACCTTTAGTGGATTGTCTCAAGGTACAGATGATACTTCTCGACTGGCTAAGACAGTAACTTCTGAAATAGATTCTTTTATGGGTAACTTAAAAAGTAAGGATACTCTTTCTCTTTCAGGAGGCTCTTCTAAAGAAGCTTTCACAGCTTTAGAAAATGCTAGGAAAGATTGGCGTAATCAATCACGTGCTCAGGTTATTCAAGATATTCTTGATTCTGCTACTGCGCGTATTGAAGGAGCTACAGGCCCGACTGGTGATATTATTAAACGTGGTTTAGTTAATCTGACAGCAAACGTAGATAAGATGAAGATGTTCTCCACAAGAGAGCAAAACATCATTAAAGCTGCTGCCCGCTCCAGTGACGCAGAAACTCTGTTATCTGTCATGGCTAAGTTTAACCCTGAACGTGGGTATGCACAATCTGCTGTAACGGGAAGCGCGTTGACTGGTGCTCTTTTAGGTCAAGGCCCAGTGAGTGCTGCTAGCTTAGGCTATATTGGCGCTTCTGGTGCAGGTTTTGCAGCAGATAAAGCTCTGGCTTCTATGCGTAAGAAAGAAGTTCAGGATTTGATCAGTCAGATTGCTTCTGGTAACTTAAAACCACCTAAAGAAGGTTTTGCTGTTCCGGGCTTGTTTGGTGCTAGTATTGGCGTGACTCCATGAAAAAGCTACTCCTACTCTTGTTACTGCCTCTGGCAGTCTTTGCTCAAGACACAACCATTAACTACAAAGGACAGCCACCGCCAACAGCTATGGCTCCTTCTTTGTCGGCAATG